ATGATACAATTTAATTCCATCTTCCTTGGCTTGATTTGTCTTATCTAAATGATAATATCTATCCTTACCACCATTATTCAAACTGCCATTAACCAAACCCTCACAATGATATAATAATCCATTCGCCTCAAATCCAATATTACCATAAACAACATCTACCTCCTTATTGTTAGATAATCTTTTCTTGGAAATCTTCTCACCCGTAACCTCCGTTATCACTTCTCCTACCCATTGCTCGAACTTAGAAAATACTCTTGAACAAGATGGACATCCAGATTTAAAAATAACATGCTGCATATAATTCTTTTGAAAAACACCGTGCTTAGGGCAAATAATGTTCATATTTGTTTTACTGTTTACGTATTCAACACATAAAGAATAATCATATTTATCACCGTGAACATCCTTACTCCATGATATAAAATCTTCTAATGTATGTTTTTGAGATTCAATTCTACACTGTAAACAACCACTACCTTTTAAATGATTAAACGGCAATTGTTTAAACCAACCATGTTTTTTACATTTAACATTTATTTCATCATTTGATGATGAATACCCTGTAAAATCATATTCGTAAGTATCATTATGGATATTTTTAGCCCTTAAAAGTATTTCCGTATTTGTTAATCTTTTTTGTTTAATATCACTTTCAATTTTTGCACAAGTCGGACATTTTTGTCCTTTAACGTGAGCTTTAACACTTTGAACAAATTCACCATGTGTAGGGCATATTATAGTTACTTTATCTGTGTTAATATTAAAAGAAACTTTACTGTAATCGTAATTTCTACCCCGATGGACAACTTCACATTTTTCTAAAAAATCAACTAATTTTTCTTCTGGGCTACCACCGTACCTGCAAACAGGACATTTATTACCTCTTTTATGAATAGATGGAGTAGTTTGAAATTCACCGTGTTTTCTACAAATAATAGTTACAGGTGTTTTGTCATTTATATATTCAACTTTAGAATAATCGAATTCATCACCGTGAATAGTTTTTGCCCTTTCTATAAATTCATTGGTTTTAGATAAATCAACAACAGGGATTTTCTTACACTCCCTGCATTTAGCACCCCTCAAATGAACGCTTGCTATAACTTCAAAATCACCATGTTTTGAACAAGTAATAATAACAGGTTTTTTGGTGTTAATAAAATTAACTTTTTCGTAGGAATATTCATCCCCATGAACCTTTCGCGCCATTTCAATAAATTCTTCTTGCGTAGTTTTTTTCATATTTGTTATTTTACGCAAAGATAAGTAAAAAATATAAATAAAAAAAGGCCCATGAAAAAATTTTCATGGACCTTTTTTATAATTCATTGATAATCAATATTATCTCAATTCGATTGGATCGAAGGTCTGGATCGAGTCAACCTTGATATACCCATAGTAGCGGTTATTGACCATCTTCGTAGCGTAACGAGTAGCAATACCTTTTACCATAGTCAAGCTATCTGGGTCTGTGATAGTTGGGGTAAGCTGCAATGGAAGATATGGTGCATAAATGTAACCAGTATCCAACAAAGAAGTACCTTTGTGACCGATAAGAACGTCAAATGGTGACGCATAAGGATCTACATATACTTTGTAACGGCCATTAACAGTACCTACCTGCTTCATACCAAGATTGTAAGAGTAATCCTCTAAATCATGGCTAGTTGGTAAGAACGCATCCAAATCATCGAAAATTGCACTTACTTCAGAAGATACAACGATAAAGTTAGCACCTCCGCGCAAAGTTGATTTGTGGATTTGAGCAGAAATCTGGTTGATACGAGTGATAAGAGTCTGGTTCCACTCTTTTTGAGTGTACTTTTGAGCACCAGTACCTTTCCATCCGTAGTAGTTCCAACGGAGTTTCCAAGCTGCACCGCGCTTCAATTCGCGCAATACTTGACGGTCGATTTCCATTGCAATCTGTTCAGACAACAATGCTGTCAATTCCGCTTCTGCTTCAATGTTGTGGTATGCTTGAATATCAGTTGCCAATTCTGGAGTCCAACGAGCGCGAAGCTTACGAGATTCAACAGAAACAGTTACTTTCTTAATTTCGAAAGTTACTTCACCGATTTCAGTTTCGTTTTCAAGAGTGTCATAGCGTCTCCAAGCGAATGCCAAGTCAGCAGCAGCGAAGGTAGTACCAGAATCAGCACCAACGTATCCGTCGTAGCTATCGCATGTAGCGCAATTCAATGGGTGAGTCAAGTCGATTTCAACGTACAATGTACCGTTTTCGTCGCAGATGTCAGAAATATCTGTCAAACCTCTACCGTAAGCCTGTGCAGGGAAACGGAAGTTAACTGCATCACCAGTTTTGTAGATAACGTTACCTTGTGGGTCAAGGATGTCAGAACCAGCGTTGATAACACTGAAAGAAGCCAAGAACTCTTCTGTATCAACTTCCAAACCATTACCTTTGTACATACGTGCAGTAAAGTTGTTCAAGTTAGAAGAATTACGTCCCAAGAATCCATCGATTCCGAACTTAGCGTAACGGATAGAACCGTCTTGTGCCAATTTCAAAGTGTTAGTTGCTGTCCAGCAGCTATTTTCATCCAATTCAACAGGAGAACCTGATGCAGTGATGATTGTGAAGTTACCCTTGCTGTGATCGTACAATTCATCGTTGTAGAAACGATCGTACAAAGAACGGCATCCTTCGTAAGTCACATCAGGACAGTTAGAACCTACCAATAAACAAGCAGGCTTTTTGCCGATAGATGGAGCATGTGAAGATGTAGTCTGACCAGCTTGGTTAGTATCTTCGATTCTTTCAGAAATGTTCGGATAGAAGAAGAACAAAGCACCAGTTGGCTGTGTCATTGCTTGTACAGAAACGATGTCGTTAGCCAACAAACGGCTATAAATACGACGAATCATTGGGAAAGCCTGTGCTTCAAAACCACCAGAAGAACCTGAATTAGTTTCTTCGTTAATTACGTTTTTGAAGTATTTAGCTTGATTCTCATAAAGAAGAGCTACGTTATCACGAACGTGACCTTCCAAATTACGAAGCCAGTTTTGACCTTCGTTTACCCACTCACCACCGTTTGTTCTTTTACCTCCTACGTGCTGATAACGCTCGATGATTTCTTCACGTAAAAGTTGTTCGCGGTTGGTTTGGATGTCTCCTAATTTACCAGATTTTACAAAACTCATTTTATAAATGTTTTTTAATTTTTTTGTGTGTTTTTAGATTTTATAATTTACTAATTTATTAAACTTATCAAAGTCGGGATCATTAAATGTTTTTTCTTCTTTAATAATGTCCTTCTTTGAAGACTCGTTAATGCTATCTTTCAAGTCCTTCAATTCATTTTTCCCAGAAATAGACTTTTTAGGAAGAGTCTTAGAAAGAGCCTCGAAAAGAATTTTTGATTCATTAATTGTTTTTACAGAATCAAATTGTTCAGCTATTTGAACTTTCTCATCTCTGCTAACAGTTTGTTCAGTAAACAATTTTGTTATATGTAAAAGATTAGTGTTGTGAACAGCCAATTGGTCTAACATATTCTTAGATTCAGTTAAAGCTTGATCGTATTTAGCTTTCTGATTTTTCAATCTAAGATTTTCTGCCACCTTGGTAGAAACTTCCTCTTTTAAGACTTTAATTTTCTCATTATAAGCCTTTTGCATTCTGTTTAATTTCTGTTCGTACTGTTCAACGATAACTTTGTACTCATTAACACGAGCTTCCAATTTGCTTTCTTGTAAAGCTTCTTTGATCCACTCGTCAAGCTTTGCCTCTTCATCTTCCATATCTTCATCTTCATCCTCATCTTCGATTTCAATTTCCATGTCTTCATCGTCCATGTCCTTATCATCTTCCATGTCTTGATCGTCGATGTCTAATTCTAATTCATCATCGTCATCCAAGCTTTTCAAGTCGAAAACTTCTTCGCCGTCTTCGTCTTCGCTTTTTTCAATTTGAAATTCAATAACTTCATCGTCAGGCAATGAACTTAAAAAATCCATAATCTCTTCTTTAGATTTACCTCTAAGGTCTATAACCTTATCTTCAGTATCATCAGTTGTTTCTTCTGAATCATCTGACATTTCATCATCTCCATCTTCCTCATCTAATTTAGTGAGAAGATCGGACAATTCATCGTCGCCAAATTCATTATTTACAACTTCTTCTTCATAATCCAAAGGCATATTATCATCAGAATCTTCAATCATATCATTTTTATCCAATGATTCTTTAACAAAAGATTTAACTTCTGTTTGCAACACTGTCTTTAGTGTTTCATTAGTTTGTGATTCTGTAAGAGTTTTTACTTCCGATACTTTTAATAAAAGTTCCTCTATGTTTTTCATACAAGTTTTTTCAATTTATTTAATAAATATGCTTCAATATTAAAAATTACGTAAATTTTGAAAGATACTCTGATAATTTATCATTGAAGGAGTATTTTTCGGTAGATTTATATTCTTCTTTCACTGTTTTATCGATATACGGTGTTAAATTTTTCATGTCAGTTGATACCCAACTACCTTTCGAAGAAGGCTTGTTAACAAAGTCCCAACAAATTAATTCATAATCATCTTCGACGTGATTAACGCCATTAATCTTCTTTAAAGATCCTACACCCCTTGAAGAAACACCAACAACAACTCCATTCATCATTAAATTTGAAATCTGATCACCAGATGTGGTTACAATACCTTTTTCAACAAATCCCCTAGAAAGATTCAACTTAATTTTTCCTAAAAGTGTGATACCGTCCCACCAAACATCTGTTAACAAACCAGCACCATTTAAAATATTAATTTGTGTGCTTTCTGGGTGGTTGGCTTCAAGTAAAGTATTTTTTTGTGGGATACATTCTTTTAAATATCTGTCGGCCTCTCTCTTCAATAGCTTTTCGCTATATATTCTGTTATTTTCATTTAACACACCGTATTTTTGCAAAACGGCGAAGACAACGGTAGGTACTCCATTAGGAGAAACATCTTCATTTGAAGATAATTTATTTTCAACTATGAAATCCTTAGATATACTCTCAATAGTTTGAGCATACCCAGCATCATATTCCAATAATAGCATTTTTTTACTCATGTAAAATGATTTTATTATAAATATCAATTAATTACAAAAAAAACGGTGATGGACTGACCATCACCGCTTTTTTTTATTAATATTCTTAAAAACTTTGAAAATCGGATAATCCGAGATTAATTTTTTTAATGTATCTGGATATTCTTTTAAACTATTTATTGAGTTATCTTTAATTATTGAAAGTTCAACTGAAAGGAATGCTGTGGTGGACGGCGAATCTCTTATATCAACATCTATAAAATAATCGTAATTATCCTTAAAATTATGTTTCAATTCAAAAACCTTCTTTTTAACCGTCTTAGTAAAATTACAAATTTCCCGCTTGTAATCCACCGCATTTAATTGCTCCTTCAACTCAACCCAACATTGTAACTCAACTTTTGTAATACCATTTTTTTTGATAATTTTACTTTGAAAATTTTCATCTAAAGCCATAAATATATTTGTTATGTTAACAAATATAAGTAAATTTAATCGTTTAATAAACTATTTTTTAAACTAATTAAATTAATTAATTTATCAACTTCATATTGATTCTTTAATTGAGTTTCGTAAATCTTTTCTTTTGTTTTATAAATTAACATTTTAGTTTCGTCGTCCGAGGCTTCATTCAGTTTATTATCGAGAACACTTAAACATTCTTCGCTAATCTGCTTAAAAACTATTTCGGGGTTATTTATGAAATTTTCAGCTAAAGCAATTTCTTCTTCTGAAAATTGAGATAAATCTAAACTGTTTACCGCATTTTTAGACTTAATATGTTCAAAAATCATTTTTTTACTTTCGTTGTATTCAATAAAGTTCAAAGCATTCCGCTCTTCAAATAAAACAACACTGATACTTTTTTCTAAATCAGTAAGTTCCAAATTATTTAATTTAGAAGACAATCCCTTCAAATCACTTTTATCTATTGAATTAGAAAATTTAATATTTTCATTGATGAAATCTTCTATTTCTGATTCCTGTAAAGCAGGAGGGTTCTCCAAATTATTAACTGTGTAATACAATATTTGAAGATTTTTGTTATTAGCTAACTCTTCAAGAATTAATTTTGAACTATTTGATTCCTTATTCAAATATGATTCTTGTAATAAATTATCAATACCTTTTTTTATTTTTATGATTTGATTCATCTTATTTAAAAGTTTATAATATAATTATGTCAATTTATTATTTTTGTTATTCTTCTGGTGGCGTTCCACCTGTTACTTCTTCACCACCTGTTTCGGGTGCTTCACCACCACCCAATTCGGCTCCACCACCTTCTAATTCACCACCACCTTCGCCACCTAATTCATCGCCACCAGCTTCACCTTCCATTTCTCCACCTAATCCACCTCCTAAATCGCTGAAATCACCACCACCTGCACCACCACCTTCTGCTCCACCCACAGTTGTTCCGTCAGTGTTTTGGGTATATTCTGCATTCGGCACTCCATAAATCTTATCAACTTCATCAAACAATTTAGTATTTTGAATAATTTGCTCTGTTTTTTGTAATTCAATACCGATAGCTCTTTCAACTCTTTGTTGTAACAAATCTTCTTTGATTTCATTATCAGTGAAATTAAGAATTAATTTCTTCGCTCTTGCATGTGACATAGGCGCGATACCATCAGCAGCTATTTCCACCGCAGCCTTGTAAGTTGAGTTAATAACTCCATCCTTAAAACTTCTGCTTGTATAGATGGATTATTTAAACTTAAAACAAAATTACCGCATTCTTCCTCTAAACCTAAAGCTATAAGATGAACCATCGCAATTTTGTTTAACTCTTGTAAACAACACAATTGGATTCTATTAACAGTTTTAGCAAATCTAATATCTTGCATTGCTAAAGATTTTCCTTCAGCAACAGATTCCTCGAAATTCAAATATGTTTTGGGTACCCTTAAAGCAGTTACCAATAACTTCAAATCATATTCAATATCAGCAATGTCTAAATTAGTTTGACCCTGTATTGTATCAATTTTTGAACCATCATTTGCATCACGAATTGGAATGAAATAATCTTGGTCTATACCCAAAACATTCATTTTTAAATCTTCCTGTCCTGTTTCTGGGTCAACTGTTTTCTTTCTTTTATATCTATCTGCAATGCTGTTAATATATTGACCAACATCGTTAGGATCAATATTACCTATATTAATGTAAAATACCCTTCTATCACTCGCTCTTATCAAACGGATGGTTCTCATAGCATCCTCTGTTAAAAGCAGATTACGCCAAAATCTACGTGCCTTTTCTAAGATAGACACACCGTAAGGGATTCTTCTATCGTCAATCAAAAGTCTAAAATGTGCAACTTGCCAATCTTTAAATTCAACAGTCCTAGATGTACGCCATTTAAAAATAGTGCCACTTTTTTTCTCTGAAATGATATAATCTAACAAATCATTATCTTCTCTTTCGATTTCAATAGTTGGCAACTGTTTGCAATTTACAATACCTAAGTCAGAGTCCACATCTAAATAAACAAAATTATCACCATACTTACACATATTTCTCATCCACATGCCAATATTCATATTGATATTTAATTTATCATAGAACATAGATTCTAATTCTTTTTTTACCCTCTCACTTTCAGAATAAATGTTCAGTACATTGCCTTTCTCATTCGGTTGGGTACACTCTTCCATAAAAATATCTAACGCAGCACCTATAATAGGATACTCCTCCATTTTTTCATAATCATAATAAGAAGGAATTCTACGTGCTTCATTTTGAAGAACTTGATATTTTATTAAAGAAGTAGCTTTATTCCACAAACTTCTTATATAAGAAGATTGCTGTTTCTCTAATTTTTTTACTTCAATATCTTTACTGTCTTTACTTCTTAACAGTTCTCTATCTACACCTACCGTTTGAGTATTAAAACTTTGACCTCCTACTACTGGATTTTCTTTACCTCCAGAAAAGAAGCTAGTTAATTTTTGATATACTGTTTGCCTTGAATTATTTTCAGCCATTATTTACTATTTTTTATATAAATATAAGAAGTTATTTTAAAAGCCAACCATAATTGGATATATCCACACCATCTTGCCTTAAATACTTATTATTTGTTTGAGAACTTGAATTAGTTACCCCAAGCCACGCATTTAACATTTGCTTGGAATATTCTTGTGCATTTTTAATTTGTTTAAAAGATGTTTCAAATAACCATAATGCTCCTGCAACAGCTATAATACAATCATCATTAAATCCTCTTTGATGGTCAGGTCTACCATTAACCCAAATGTAAGTTTTCAATTCGGCCATTAAACGGATAGATTTTATTTTAAAAGTATCTGTTTCAATGTAATTAACAAAGCGTTGTATTATTTTAGGTCTATTCATTCCACTAAATTTCAAACCCTTGATTTCTCCGTTTTCATCTTTTTTTAATAATTTGAAATTCAATCTACCTAAATCAGTTATTAGATTATCACCGTAACCACCTGTTGTATCCACATCTGTTATTGCATTGAAAGCTTCGCACCATTTTTTTACAATAGGTGCGAAAAATTCCGATTTTAATTTTCCTTTATATTCAGCGGCTTGTTCACCAGTTGTCGTGTTTATTATCTGTAATGAAGAATAGTCATCACCGCTACCAGAAGATACGTCAGCGAAGGCACAATAATTATGCCCTTCTTGGGGATATTCAAAAATCCACATATTACCTTTTTCTTCCGTTTTTTCAAGTGGCTCACATATATAATTTTCTTCGTGCCGCTTCATATGCTCAAAATCGATAACATTATTTCCAGAACCATCGAACTTACATAATAATTCTTGGTTAATTAATCTTTTATCATTATGTAATATCGAACATTGCTCTTTATACCAATCGGATTCTGGCAACCATCCTTTTTTGAATTTCGCCACCATTTTCTCATTATCGTATTCTTTTTCTTCTTCTACCGTAAAACTTCCATCTGGATTTTTAAATTTCCAAACAAGATTCTTATTATACCTTGGATCCTGAAAATAATACATTTCATGAACTGTGAAGTTATTTGATCCATTACTTTCAATTGTTTCAGAATAGGTTTTGAAAAAAATCGGATCAGTGCCCATAGGGGTTGAAATCAAAAACATTTGACCCGAAACGTTTGAAGATAAGGCCATCATAGCTGAACCATACATCAATTCACCATCCGTTTTATCGATGTGTGCCGCCTCATCGATTACGATTATTCTTGGGGAAGATTGACCGCGAACAGCATCTTTACTTGTTGCAACGGCGGATAAATGGCACCCGTTTTTTAATTTTATAGATTTTACAGACCCCTTACCTATAATATGGCCGTCCACCTCCTTACTATTATCGTAATTCTCACCCCATACCCATCTTGGAACCTGTGATAAAAAATCTTTAATCTTTGATAAAAAATCCTCCGCTTGTTTACCTTTGTTGGCAACAATAATTACTCTGTAAGGATTATCAGGTGTAGTTAAAGCACATATTGCAGCAATATAAGCCGCGGTAACAGTAGAGATACCAGCCTGTCTTGACTTGTTAACCAAAACGTGCCTTTTATTTCTAAAAATATCTATTAATTCTTGTTGCTTAGGAAATAATTCAAATTTAACAAATCTTTCTTGACTAGCATCGTATGTTTGGAAACAATCTTGTATTAAATTAATCGGATCCTCTAAATAACTTATATATTTAATAGCTAACGTCTTCTTATCCATATATTTCTAATGATTTTCTATAAATATAAACAAAAAAACAAATGTTCGGCAAACAAATAGTTTACCGAACATTATAGTTATCATT